GGGATTCACCTTCAGCGTGAGAACTTATTCCTGCAGCTATAGTACTATTTCCTTCAGCATGGGCTCCTAGAAATGAAGCTTCTGTAAGAATTCCTTCGGCATGAGAAAAATTAGCAGAAGCAGTTGTACTATTACCTTGAGCTAAACTTTCAATAGTATAATCGTATCTAAAACTAGGGGATGCGCCAAAAGCACTACCACTGTTATATTGTATTTGAGTATCTGAACCTCCAGGGTTATTTACTGTACTTGATGTATAACTATTTGTTACCGTACTAGTGGAAAAGTTATTATTTACTGTACTTGAAGTATATGTGTTAGTTACACTACTGGTGAAATAGTTATTTATAGGGGCTATAGCAGTTGAAGAAGTATAATATATTTGTCCGGTTGTTGTATCAATAGTTAATACATCTGTTAAAGATGGATTTGTTAAACCCTCAATAGCTAAAGAACCTGTTAAAATTAATGAACCAGAAATAGTAACATCATATGCTTCAATTCCTGTAAACGCATCAACTGATTGGGAAACGTGCCACGATTCAACAGTATATGTTTGAGCTACTTGGTCTAAACCGGGAACAAATATTTTTTTTAATGTATTAGCCATGATTATAAATATGTTATAAATCTAAATTAACTAGTATAGTTGTGTCAGTAACTGCTGAAGTAGGTAAAGGTTGAGCAAGTTTTCCCACAGCAATTAACTCGTAATTATTATTATAAAGTCCTATTGTTGTTACATAAGGTGAAAAATATGAACCTGTTGCAAAATCATATATTACTCCACTGTTCATACTTCCAGAAACAACTGTTGGATTCTGAGTGAAATTAAATTCGTTTTCTCTAATAGTACATTTATATTGTGATTCATATAGTGTGACTGTACTTTCAAATGAACATGTAATATTTGAACCTGTTGTAAAACTAGATATATAGTCAATTAAAGATAAACCATATACCGTAGAACCATATACACCAGCACCATATCCAAAAGATCCAGAAATACCGTTTGAAGTTAAAATGATTACTCCATGCTCGTAAATTACGTCCCCATATTTCAACGAACCAGAAATCATATTTCCTTCTCCATCATCTGTAAAAGTAGTAGTTCCGTTTGAAATTCTTACAGTGCCCGGCTTTAGATATTCTCCAAATAAGTTTGAAGGGATTGAAATTACACCAATTTTTTCTCCTGATCCTGTTGGGAAGTATCGGTTTGGATTTAAGGTTGTTGAAAGATAATTATAATAACTAGGTTCATATGCTGGGCCTGTTATAGTACCATCAATATTAAATGATGCTGTATTTGCAGGAGAACCATTAGAGCCAAAAAGATAGTTTGAGTAATAGAGTTCTCTAATTGAACGGTATACTAAAATTTGATCTTGTATGTTAATAAACCCTGTTGGATATGAACCTGAGGTCCAAAGAGATGAAGTAATATTTGTTCCAACATATCTATCAATTTCTACATTTGAGCCAGTAAGTTCATTCCCTTGAAAAGTAAACGATTTATTTACCTTAAAGGGTGAAACGATAACGTCTGAAGTTATAAATGACTTGAATACGCTCATTCATTCTTAGAAATCTAGTTTTACTCTAACAAGAGCTTCTTTTGTAAAGTCTTTTAATAATGGTCTTGACATTTTAGCTACAGCTAACAAATCATTACTATCATTATACATTCCAACAGTAGTAATATATACTTGTGGTTGGTTGATAAAATTACTATAAATTACTTCACCAGTTGAACCTGAAATAAATGAAGGATTTTCTGAGTAGTTAAATTCACTATTACGTGCTCTAACAAATACATAATCAGAGGTAACGGTTTCTTCAGAATTTAAAGCAAATGAAGCACCCAATGAAACAGCATTGAATAATCTTTGATTATTTAATCCATTTGAATTATTTGATCTACTTGGGGCAACTTGAATAGATTGTGAAATTGCCGCTGGGTTTAACATAATAGTTCCTAAATCAGGAAATACTAAACCATACGAACCTGATCCAGCAACATATCCACTGTTTGATAAAGTTCCTGCTGTACCATTTGATCCTGAAATTAATTGGAATACTCTAGTAGATCCAAGGAATGTATTTACAAGAACGTCTTGAGAGTTATCTGTTAAATTAATAGTACCACCAGATCCTGAAATTTGAAGATTTAAAGAACCAGGGAACAATGATTGTTTGTAGTTAGCACGTTCAATAGATAAAACCCAAAAGTTATTAGTAACATATGTGTTATTACCTACTCCAAAAGTAAAACTAGAATTTTCATCTTCTAAAATCATTGAACGATATTGCCCATAAATTGTTTTAGTATATGAATTTCCAGGAACTATTGGGTTATACCATACACTACCACTTCCTAAAGCATCACCATAAGCAATATCAAATTGAACTTGAGCTATAGGATTAGTTGAAGCCGTTTGATATACACTTAAATAATAATTTCCAGATGACCCTGCTGCTTGAACAGATGATGTATTAAATGAAGTTAAGGTAGGAACTCCTGTTGACCAAAGTGTTGAAGTAATTGAATCACTACTTACTAAAAAATCTTCAGGATCTAATCTTTTAAATGCCATTGTTTATGTTTTAAACGTTTGTTTTATTAATTGTAACTGGGATAGTTAAACGAGCACCACTATCTAAACCTACAACTGTTAATGTAGCTGATAGTTGTGTGTTATTACCAAATAATGTATTTACAGTAGTTGCTCTTAAATTGATTTGGGAACCAATTACTGTTACAGATACATTTGTTCCTAATGTTGTTGTTGAAGTAACAGCAGCGTTTGCAGTAGCAGCAGCTGTTGTATTAATTCCTACTCCTGTAAATGTACTCATTAAGCGAACATCTGAAATAGTAGCTGAGTATCCACTTGTTTCATATGCTTGGGTATTTCCTAAATAATTTAATGTTTGAGGAGTAACGGACAATGCAGCTCCTTGATTCAAAGCAATTGCAGAATACCCTAAGTCAAGTACAGGTAATTTAGCAGTTCCACGAGGTAAAGTAGCTAATTTGTACTTCATAATTTGTGTTTCAATAGGAAATGCCTCTAATAAAGGCATATTTTGAATAGCTTCACCATAAAATGAAGAACCTGAAGGGTGGTTTGGGTTATATAAAGTATAGTCGATTTCATCATCTGCTAAAGCAAACTGTGTAATTCTAAATGAACCATCATTTTTTGCTAAAAGCTCTCTACCTTTATTTGTTAAAATTGCGTCAACTGTAATGACTTGATTATTTAAATATCCCATGTTTTAGTATTGTTATAGGTGTATTATATGTAATAAATATTATGGTATCAACCCTTTCTGCGTAAGATCCAAAATAAATTCATCTACTGATTTATTTAATTCAGGAACTACATATTCTGGTCTTACAATAAACGGGCCACTTGAATTTATAGGTCTATATCCTTCCATTAAAACTAAACTAGCATCATCAATGTATCGTCTAATTAAAAAATGATCTAAATTAAATACTGAAGAAGAAGCAGAAACTGGTAGGTTATAGTTAAAATGGACTTCAATAGATCCTGTTTGAGTAATACGGCCTGATCCACTATCACCAGGGGCAAATATTTTTCCTACTTGGTAAACATAATCTTCTCTTCCTTCAAATCTAAATTCATCAGCATACTCTATTGACCAAGGTAATACTACAGGATTAAAACCAGATCCTGTTATGTTTGCCATTTTAGCATTAGGATCCCCATATAAATTTACTAAAGTTGAATTTGAAGAAGTTATAACATTTGGATAATTTATTTTATCAGCATACCCCCAAATTGAATTAAATCCAGAAGATGTAACAGGAGAAGTAGCAATAGGTTGTTGGGTTGTTTGGAATTGTGTTCCGGCAACTTGAATATTATATACATTTGATGGTTGACCACCTGGAAGTGTTGTAGTACCTCCAATTCCGGTTCTAGCTATTTCTAAAGTGTATATGTCTCCTACTGATAAATTAGCGTTTGAAATTTGAAGAGTAACATTATATGTAAAAACAGTAGCTGTAGTGTTTCCATAAGGAATAGTATTTACAGTTTCTTGAAAACCATATATTGAGTTAGGAACGGGGATTCCATTCTTAGCAAAACGTAAATAAGTCCATAAATTAGTATTGCTAGTATAATGATAACATGCTATTCTTACTTTAGCAGTTATCCAAATATCAACTCCGTCTAAAATAGCATTTGAAGAAATTTGATATCCATTACTAACAGCTGTAAGGCCATTTACTGTATTTGGAAAAGTAACAGTATAAAAATTACCATCTCCTGGGATTGCTTGGGTTGTTGTCTTATTATATAAAGCGGTATAGTTTCCAGTAGGAGAATTAGCAGATAATGTAATATCTTCAAAACTCATTGTAGTATTCCAACTAGCAGGAGAATGTCCATATTGAGTATATAGAATAGGTTCAATACGAGTACCACCTCTAATAATATTTCTATATTGTTGAGGACTTCCAGCAGAAATAGTTTTTGGAGAAATAATTAATTTTTCACCTGATTCAAATGTTCCTTTATTATCGTATAATGAATTTTCAGAAACATTTGGTATTACAACAGTTCCATCAGATTTAATTAAATATAAAATATGAATAGCAGATGCATTCATTCTTTCAGGAGGCCATCCTGAAACTGAATCACAATAAGCTACCATTGTTTTTAATTGCTCAGCAGTTGGTGTTTTACCATATGTTCCAGTATCACCAGGAGTCCAAACATTTAATTGTTGAGAAGTTGATTTTACACCATCATAACGTGGGTTAATAACACGTTTAGAAGAATAGTTTGAATCTTGAACATCTGCTTTAATTGCACTTCCACTAATTATTTGGGCAAAATTTGATGGAGTTTGAATAGCAGGGTTATATGAAACTTCTTCGTATTTAGTGCTTAAACGAGCTTCATTAATATTATTTATTATAGGATTATAATTACTGTAATAATAATTAGGTGCACTATTAATATATGGATTTAGGCTTGTTATCGAGTTTAAAAATAAAGAACCCGTAGTAGAATAAACTGGATATGATGTTATAGGGGAATAGTATGTTGTTTGAGAATTTTGTAAAGTTGATAAGTTAATTTTCCATACAGATGGTGAGGTTGGGATAACAGATGTTATGGTACCTACCAATGTTGGAGTAATTTGAACTGTAAATGTATCAGTAACAGATGCACTGATAGTAAATGTTATTTTATCGCCAACTGTTAGATTAGATAAAGCAGTTTCAATATTAATTCCATTAATATCTATTTCATTTATATATAAAGTAGGAATATATAATGAATATATATTTGTAATTGGATTATAATCAACGGCAGATTGCCAAGATATATATCCTGGAAGAGGTGTGGTTGAGTTTGATCCTGTAGTATTATAAAAAAGTGGTTGGGTATCTAATGGATAAGGTTGAGCTAAACTTTGAGTAGTTACTGTTAAAACAGATCCACTAAATTCACCATTGTAAAATTCATCTTGAGTACTGTGCAGTACAAGTACAGATCCTGAAATAGTAGCAATACTTTCAGACCAACTTTGGGTTAAAAAGTATATATTATTAGGTCCAGTACCATTTGCTCCATAAGGAGAAGTTAAAATACTATTGTATGGGTTAAATACTCCTCCAGGCCCTCCACTAAAATTTTGTACGGTTCCTGGTTGGTAATCATTCCATTGAGGTGCTAATGTTCCTGTAACTGAGATATCTTGGAAAGTAAATGGGATGTTATTTTGGGAACCACTAGTAGTATATGCTATAGTTGAATAATTATCTACTTGTGGTTCTGGATATCTATTTCTTTCGAGTAAATGCTGTTTAATTACAATACCCGAAGCAAGACTTGTACGTGCCGGTACAAAGTCTTTGATCATTTTAAATAACGAGTTATCAAAAAATTTAATTAAACGAATATAATCATTTAAATCATAATTTTTAGTATATTTTTCAAAATAAGCATTTCGTAAAGCATCTAATTCGGGATATGTTAAAGCTGAGGATGATCTAAATCTTGGGTCACCTATAAATTCTCCAATGTTATAATATCCAATTTGATCAGCAATGTCATCATTTATTTCATCTTGAGGTGAAAATGCTACTTCAAGTAAATTTGTATTTGCAGTATAACTTTGACTAATTTCTGAATTTTGAGATAATGTTCTAAAAGCAGATAAAGTATTCCCAGAAGGTATAGTATTATCTTCTACTCTAATTTTATCAGATATAGCATTTTTAATACCTGCAAGAGGTTGATCTATAAAGAAATATTCTGTATTAGGATTAAAAGTAGCTGGGGTAATAGTGTAAGTAAAATCACTATTAAAATTAAATGAACTTGTTGTAGCCCAAGAACCAGTAACTTTTGGATGTATAGAAACAGACCCAGTATATAATTCCCCTCCTAAAGGTGCTCTAAAAGCTAAATTATCTGGGGAAGAATTAAGGAAATTACCTTCAATAGAATGAGGGTTCATTATATAGTCTTTAAATACACTTTCACTTATTACAGTATTGTAGTATCTAATTTCTTGAAATGAACCAGAAAATGCATCATATAATCCTCCTGGGATGGATGGATTTTGAGAGCCAAATGTTGATGTGGAGCCTAAAATCCAAAATGTTGAATCTTCGTTTATAAATGAAGAAGAATAAAATCCTAATAAGGTTCCATTATCTCCTCCTTCATATATGTTGTTACCAGCATATAGATTAAAATCATCTCCATTGCGAGTTACCATTACAGACCACCAACCACCATCAAAAAACGGTAAATATATACTAGCAGATGATCCAGGATGTGATGTTGGATCAGGATAAAAAACTAAATTAGCATATTGGTAATATGGGTCAATAATTGAACCTAAATAAGAACCAGTAGCATATCCCGATCCTGTATATTGTAATACAATAGAAGAATAAATATCAGTATACCATAAACTTTGAGAATATGGGATAGATGATGTAGGTAAACCTTCTGTTTTAAATCTAAAAGCTAAAGTTGAAGGAACACTATCAGGAGAATTCCAATTAGGATTTAATTTCCAATCAGTAAAAATAGAATTACTTCCTGTTGTATAAAAAACATAATTAAAAGTATCTTGCCAGTAATCCCAATCATTTATATTAACTTTATCTTTACCTCCATATTCTTTAATTCTTAATACAGTATCAGGAATACCATATGAAGTGATTAAAGTACGCAGACCAGGTAAAGTACCTTTTGACTTAAGCAGGTATGGTAAGTTATGGTAAATGCGTTTATATAACGACTTATTTACGTCGTCTAACGGTATATAATCATTAGAAGCAGATATTAAAGTATCAACATATTCAAATCCACTAGGAGTTGGAAGTGAACCTGTAATATTTGGAAAGGGAAATAAACCACCCTCAGGAGTTAAACCTATAAACGCAGTATATAAATCCTGGATAGAAAAATTGTTTTGATATAGTTTAATTCCAAAATCACGTATTGCATCTGCTACTATATCTTTTGAAATACCATTTTCTAAACGGTTATCAGCATTGTATTTTTCAGTAACGTCTTTATAATAAATCCAAATATTATCATAAAATTGACCAACCATACTTACAAATAATTCATAAGGTTGATTAGCAGGGTCATTTCTTAAATATTCAGGGATAGCATAGTATAAATTATCTGGGTTAGCGTTATCGTATATAGATGCTGAAAGTATAACTCCTCCATAATAAATAGAGGTTTCATCATTGCTACCAAACCAATTTAACACTTGAGTGCTACCTGTTGTATATAATTGGTATGGAGGTTGTGAATTTACTTTAGGCCAAGCCCATGAACCGCTTGAATAATATAAATAGTATTCATAACCATCAAAATTAGTTATAATATCGTTTATAAATGCTTCATAAACTGCTTTATTATTAGTAATAGCTAATGATGATGAAGTTGAACCTGTAATTTGAGAATCAATTAAAGCAATTGATGATGAATAATCTTCAAGTAAACTTACTTTATAGTAAAAGTTTTCTAATCGAGCTTGAACAGAACTAAAATGAACAAAATTAGGAAAACTTGTATAATCGATATTAATATCAATTTCTTTTTCCTCTAATAAACTACTTAATTGGTTAAATGAACTAGTTAAAGTAGTAGAAGTTAAAGTATTATAATCTAAGGATACTGTTGAATTATTAATTTGATCTTTTAAATCTAAATTAAAATTAGGTCCTTTAACATTAACAGTATCTGTAATAATGATAGGAAGATCTTCAAAAGTGACACTATATGCTATAGGTTCTTCTACAAATGTTACAATCCATAATGAAGAATTTAAATCATAAATAGAAGGTAAAGGTTCATATAATTTAACTAATATAGAAACATTATTCGGGTCTGTATTATCTAATTGTATATTATTAGCTATAGCTAAAATATTTTCACCAAAATTAAGATAAAAATCTATAAAATACAGACTATTTTCTCTTTCCTGAATAAAATTATTAGTTTGTTCAGTTAAGTCAATATTAGACAATACTGTACTATCTAATCTAATTTCAGTTCTATCTGAAGATATTTCAGATATGTAAAGTTGTTCAAGATAAGAACCTATTTTTTTATTTAAAACATTAAGATAAGTTACATAAACTCCTTGATCAAAATTATTATCAACAAGGATTTTTTCAGGATCAATTTCTATTTGAGAAACAACATTATTAGAACCTGCTGACTGTCCATTATTTAAAACAGTATATTGATTAAAATTATAATCTGAGGTTAAAATAGATTGGTTATTGTCATATATGAATAATTCAAGATAACTACTTGAATTAAGTGTTGTATCAACATCATATGTAGAAATTAAGCTGGTTTGTTGGGTTTCATACGTTTGGGAAATGAAACTTTGAGCATCTATTTGTATAACTTCTGCAGCCATTATTGGGTAAGTGTTGTTCCGGTTTGTAATTCTATAACTTGTTTTTGAGCATCAAGTAAATCAGTTCTTAATTGGGCTATTTCATTTTGTAATGCTATTATTTCATCTTGGTTAGCGTCAAAAGCAATATATTCACTACTTTTTTTAATCAAATATTCATGTGAATTAGTTGCTCCTAGTTCAGGTATTTGATAAAATAGTTCGTTATACATGTTAAAAAATTCATCTACTGTGGGTTGTTGGTCAATTTGTTCTTGAATTGTTTGAACACCCAATTGTTTAAAAGACGTATCTATTATTTTAGTATACTGTCTTTTATCATATACTTGTTTATTTAGATTTACACTTTCACTCATCCGTTTACAACTTTAAAGTAATAGTTATCATCAAAAATTTTAGTAGAACCATTAATATTAGTTTTAATTAAAATTGAATAATATCTTTCTGGTTCAAGTCCACTCATATAAACATCAAAATAGTTTCCATGTGAATTAGAACTAATTTGAGTATAATTGTCATCGAAGTTAACAACATATTCATTAGTAGCCAAGTCTTTTATAGCATAATATGAAGAAGTTGGTAAATAATTTAAATTAGTAAACAATGATGATGTTTGATATACTCGAGGAGGATATAAAGGACTTACATTTACGTAAAATCTATTTTTACTAGTAGGATAAAATACACCTGGATTTTCAGATAGGGACATTTTTAAGTCAACTGTATTGACAATACTACCAGTAGCAGATCCTGTTAATACTGTTGAATAGTCTCTCCATCTAAATTCTAAACATGGAGGATAAATTGTATTTGTATCAACACTATAATATTTAAATATAGGTTGAACAAATCTACTTGGATTAAATTCTTGAGAACCCGTTAATTTTACTATAAAGCCATTGTTTGGAATAGAACCTGTAATCCATGCATTAACTGTGTTTGTTACATTAGCTTCAATATCTTTAGTATCACGTAAACTAAACTGAACATTAGATGAACCACTAAAAGCTAATTGAGATAAAACATATCCAGGAATTACAAATCCTATAGCTACATACAAACTTTGAGAAGCATCATAAAACCAATTTCCACCACCCATTCCTCCACAAATGTTACTAAATGAGCTAGTATAAAATATTTGACCAGAAGCATTTATATATGAGCCTGAGGGAGACCAAGCTCCTGAACCGCTAAAATTAGCAAATTTCCAAGATGCTCCATCTTCTTCTTTTGGATTATCTAAATAATATCCTGTACCATTATTCCAAGATTGAGCTATTGGAAGAATTTCTAAAGTAGTACTTTGATTTAAACCTTGAGCTTCAGCAATAAAGTTTTTAAAATAAACATTATATTGACTATTACCTATTTTATTAGAATATATGTCTAAAATTTCATTTTGGTCAAATTCAACTAAATATCTAGCTACTTGAGGAGACCCATCTAAACCTAATTTATTAGAAACTTCTAAAATAGCATCCAACCCAGTATTCATTGTTGGGTAAGTACAATATAAAGTAGTATCTTGAGTTGGAAATATTTTATAAACAGCCATTACAATATTTTATTATAAATATAAAATTACAAAGGAACTACTTTACCTTTTATATCTTGATTAGGATATTTTACTTCAAATATACTAGGATCTAGTGAAGGATAAATTACTTGATTTTGAGTAGCTGATGAAATGTCGTAAGCATACTGAGAATATCCTGAAGTGGTTCCTGCTTTATTTGAAATAGTAATAGATTTAATTGTTTGAACTCCTTTAACTTTGTCTAATAATATATAAAGGTCTCTTAACATTATAGGTTGATTTAATTGCCATTTACTTATATCAAAATATTGTTGTAAAGCAGAAATACATGCTAATAAAACTTCATTATTATTATATTCTGGGAGTACTATAATTTCAAAGTCTACACCTATATTAATTATAAAAGCATCTCTTATTTCAATGTTGTCTCCAATCATTCTATATTGAGACATATAAGTTCTTAAATTACTTTTTAATGCTTCAGTAGCATAATCTAATTGACCATTACTATTTAAAGATAAAATATATAAATTTAAGGTTTCAATAGTTGAAACTTGATCATCTGTTAATTTAGGTTGTTCAATCAATGCTTTAGAAATAGCACCATAATCCGAAGGCATGCTTAAAGCACGAATTAAATAATCATCAGCAGTAACTGATCGTTTTTGGGATGCGGCAAGTGCTAAAGTATTTTGACGAATTTCTTCTAATGTATCTCCTCCTCTACCTCCTGATGCCGCTTGAGTATTATTTGCAGAAAGTGAATTAAATACATAATTTGCTGTAGTAGTATTTAAATTAGTTTGAGCAAATCGAATATTATTAGAATTAACTGTGGTTAATGTATTTGCTGGTATATTTGAGGTAAGTCCTCCACCTGTTAAATATCTAACTGTTAAAGTAGTATTAGCAGGAGATATCCCATAAGTTCCAGTGTATAAAAAATTAACTGGTGAATATGCAACTGTAAGTTTATCTTTTTCAAATGGTAATCCAATACCTACATTATCTGCATTTGGGGTAATTTCTTCTGTAATATCGTTAGGGGCTCCAGCTCCAAATTGAATTTGTAAATTAGTTAAAGATGTAAAACGTGTTGCAAAACGTCTAGCTACTTTTCTTAAACGTAATAAATAAGGAGTATCCCCATTTAAATTAGGATCATTTATATTAGTATTTTTAATTGAATCTAATACCATTTCTTGTCCTAAATGATCTACTTCATACCATTTATTCCCATCAGAATCAGTAACATCTAAAACTTTAATAATATTTGCAGATGGAATATTTATTGTTTGATATTGTTGAGGAGATCCAAACGAAAATTGCTGAGTATTAATAGTTGCAGAAATTGCTTTACGACTTTTCTGTAAAAGAAAATATTGAGGTGAGTTACCTGAAATCTGATAAACAGAAACTTCTGTAGGGTCTTGAGAACTTGAAAGTGAAAAATCAACTTTATCTTGAATTATAAAAGATGTTCCATTTTGAGACGTTACAGTAGCATTTTCATCTATGGTTAATGCATAATCATAATCAGGAACTGCTATGTTATTAACTATTTTAGAAGGGACTTGTTGATAAAAATCTATAATAGTTTGTGCTACTCCTGTTGTTTTTGGGCGATATCCAAACATATACGCTAACTCAAATATATTATTTGTTTGTTGAGCATATTGAACAAATGTTTCTTGAAATTGGTTATCTAAATAAAAACTTAAAACATCTCCAACATATGAAGCTTGTTCCATAAACATCATTCCAGGAGAAGCTGGAGTAAAATCATTATATGTTTGAGGAAAATATGTTCTAGCATATTCTATTAATCGGGCTCTGAATTGGTCAAAGTCACGGTTAATATATTTTATATCTCTATTTGTAGTAGCCATTTTTAAAATGTAAGTGTTAAGTTATTTTGAACATTAGTATTTGCAATAGAATAAAATAACTTTACTGTTAAAGTATTATATTCGTCATTTCTTAATACTTCAAGAGAATCCACATTAACATATGGAAAATATTGTTGCAATTTTAATTCCACATTTGATTCTAGTCCCGATATATTTTCTTCTTCTATTTGAGAAAAAATAAAATTTCTTAATCCTCCTCCAAACGTTGGGTTTAAAGGTATTTCCCCAGGTTCAGTTAAAAAAAAATTAATCAAATTAGCTTTAACTGCTTCAGGAGTAGTAAATGTAGGTACAAAAACAGAAGGACCACTAAAAGGAAGATTTACCCCAACGGCAACGTTAGGGTTAACATCAATAGGAGCTATCTGTTGGGGATTTATAGGCATTATTTACTATTCAATAAATTCATAATTTGATCCATACCTACTTCACCAGCACCTAAACTTCCATTTACAGGATCACTTACTTGTGGTTTAAATGGTGCTTGGGCATCACGTGAAGTAAAACTTAAAGCTGTTTCATTCATAATATCCATATATGCTTTTCTTGTATCCATTGTTGGTGGAGTAAAAGTAGGTTGAGATGGGGAAACAGGAACAGTTGTAGGTGAATATGATTCTCTAACAACGGTTTTTGGAGTACGAACTGCTTCTAAAAGAATATCTTTTAATTCTTCTTGAATCACTTCTCGTACAGATTCTTTAATTAATTTTTTTAATACGTCGATTTTCATATAATTATAAATATTTGGTTAATCTGCTTTTAAATTATTTTGTTGAATATAGAATACTAGTTCATCAATTAATATCTGATCAATAGAGCTAAATGACCACTCTCCTACTAACATTACTACTCCTTGTTTATTAGTTGCGGTTGCTCTTCTACGTTTTAAAGGTTTATCTGTTACTTCTGTTTCAACACCCATTGTAAATCCATTTACATCTGTAACTACTGGGGATAATTGTTGGGATTGTATGTTGGTTAAAGCTGTTAATTCTATAGCAACTCGTTCTTGTTCAGCATCAGGATAACATTTTTCAACAAGTTGATCAAGTAAATTTAATAGTTGAAGAGCTTGTAAAAGAACTTGTCTTAATAAAACTAAAATAGATAAAGTACTAGTGTTTATATTTCTTAGTTTTCCTATAAGTTTATCAAGTCTATCTTTATTATCTTGAATAGCTAATACAACATTAGTTGGAAGACCAGGTACTCCAGGAATACCAGTAGATGTTGGGATAGGTAAGTTTTTTAAAATATTAAATGCTATATCTAAACCTTCTATAATACCTCCAGTAACACCTAATGCTTTAGTAGTATTGTCTATTAATTTTAAAGTATTATTTAATTGTCTAACTAATTTATTCTTTTTATTAATGAGTATAGTTAACTCAGCTTGAGTAGGACAAGTTGCTTGTTCTATATATTTTAAAAACTGTTCTGGTTTAATATTGGATACTTGGGTTAAACCAAAACTTGATACCATAGTTAATATAGAAGGAATCAAAGTTGATTTAATAGTATTTATTTGGTTAGATAAACGTTCTTGAGCAAAGTAATCTGCTCCTTTACTTCCCTTAGAAAGTTCTTTAATTTGATCTGTACTTAACTGAGATGAGGCTAATTTTTCTTGGTTTAAAGAGGGTAATAAAGGTTGAAGTTGTATAACACCTAAATCAGTTTTTAAAGTATTATCTCCTTTATATAAAGCAGGTTCAACAAATTGAAAACCAGGAGCATTTACAGTCATAGATAAACTTCCACTTTCAGGAGCATTACCTTCAATGGTAAAATTTCCATCAGTATCAGTAAAAACAAACGTAATAGGAGAAATAGATACTTTAGCACCCTTGATAGGATCTAAAGATTGTCCATTTACAACTACTCCTTTTATAGAATACATCATACTGTTTTAACTATTTTAGATTTAACACTATCTATTTCACTGTAAATAGTTTGAAAAACTTGTAATGATGAATTAGCAGTAGCTAATATTATTGGATTAGGTGCAGGAACACCCCCAGGCCAATCTTGAATTACTTTTAACGCCTCAGATAAATTTTGCAATTCAGTAATTAATATCTTTAAATATTCTACAGTTTCATCTCCTCTTAAAACAGCTTGAGAAGCATTTGCACTTCCTAATTTTACTAATTTACTAGCAATATCTATTTCACTTGTAGATTCAATATTTACACTATTATTTGATGATATGCCAACGGATTTTTCTCCACTAATCAAAACACTATCTGTTTTAGCATTTAAAACAATTCTATCTGAATTTAGAATAATTTGAGGGTTAGTGAATTGAGATGGAAGGATTGGTTTAGTAGTATAAGAAACAAAATTTTCATTAGATAAACTAAAAGGTATCTTTTGATATGAAGTTAAATAAATTGAGGATAAATCATTAGATATATCTTCAGTTATGGGAATCCATCCTCTATCACTAACATTAGTAGGTTGTCCATTTCTTACTATAGTAATAGGATCACCATTAGTACCAGTAGATGACCAATTATTATCTATTTCAGAAATTGATGTTGGGGATGGGGATTTAGCAGTACTTCCAAAACGTAAACTTTGTCCATGTCTTCCTTCTAATAAAACATCCCCCATAAAAGGTAATAAAGGATGGATATTTGCTTTTTCAACAAATGTGTTTTGGGAAGGATTTCTTTTACTATTTAATTCACTATCAGGAAGATATTCATTATCAGTTGATGCTCTTCTAACAGATCCACTTACGGCTTCTAATAATGTATAATCATCTTTAACATTACTATAAGGTAATTGGGTTAAAGGATTTGGATAAGCATCATGGTGTGGGTGATTCCAAATATTTACTGGGCTAAGATAAAAATATGAAGTGCTAGAAGATAAATTTCCTGTTTT